CCAACACTGTGAAGGGTGGAGCTCCAAACCGGTCCACCAGGCTGCCTGACTGTGGGCTGTCATCCTGCTCAGGTGTGCCCCACAGTGCCTCCAGCTCCTGCTCAGTCCAGCCAATGGCACTGAGTGCATTGTCATCCAGGTCCAGGTCCATCAGGTTGAGCTGCAGCTGTGGAGCGTTCCAGCTGGCCAGCTCTGCAGTCCTGTTGTCAGCTATCGCATACAGCACAGCCTCCTGGTCCTCCAGGGTGGTCCTGACTGCCTGCACACTGTCCCAGCCCAGGGCCACAGCTGCAGCCAGTGTGCCATTGCCAGCCACCACCACATTGCCAGCCCCCACCACTATGGGCTTTTGTTGGCCAAACCTCTCCAGGCTGGCTGTGATGGCCTCCAGGTTGCGCTCATCATGGGCTCTGGTATTGGCTGGGTCTGTCACCAGCTCACTCACATTGATTGTCTCTGTCTGCATTGTCCTCTCCTGTGTGTATCAGCCCACACCAAATGTGCTGGCTGCTATGCTCCTGACCATGTACCTGACAGCATCCATGCAGTGGTCATCCTTTTTTAAAGGTGCATCTGGCTGGTCTCGTTTCGTGTTGGTGGTGGCCCATCTGTAGCTTTGGAATTCATGCACCAGGGGCCTGGTGCTGGGGTGGTCATGCACCACCAGATGGGGCTGCCCCATGGCATCCAGCTGCATCAGCTCTGCCACTGCATTGATGCCAGCCCTGACAGAGCCTTTGCCTTTCTTGCTGGCCAGTGTGTTGATGCCATAGTCACGCGACAGGGTGAGCCTGCTGCCCCTGTCCTCACTGTCTGCCACTATCCACTCAGGCCACACATCAGTCAGCTCACGTATGGCTGCAGCATGCTGCCTGTGGGTCCACTCAGTCTGATAGTGCAGGCGGTATATGTGCAGCACTGAATCAGCTGGGTCCATGGCTGCCAGCACATAGGCAAAGGGGTTGCGGGTTCCAAAGTCAATGGCCCCATACCTGGGCCAGTCACTGGGTGGGTCAAAGGCATCTACCAGGTGGACCCTCCTGTCAAACTGGTACACCAGCCCCTCCATGGCTGTAAACTCACCCTTGTCTCTGGCTGCCCTCTCATGTGACCCATATGACCTGAGTATGCGGGCCCGCTTGACCTGGTCCACAAAGGGGTTGTCACCCCCATGGATGTAGTGCACTTTGGTGCCTGGGTCTGGTGTCTCCACAAACCTCTTATAGACCCAGCTGGTGAGCCCCTTGAGGGGTGTCATGGTCAGCAGCAGCCACCCACTCCTGCCCTCCCATCTCACACGGGCAACACGCTGGAGGGCCTCATTGTAGACAGCCTCATCATGCTCTTCATCCATCCAAACCAGAGCAGCAGAATACCCCTGCATGGCCCTGGCCCCAGCATCATTGGTGACAAAAACCACCTTGTTACCGTTTGGCAGGTAGGCCACTGAGGTGCCTGGGCCTGTCAGGTTCCGCCACTGTGTAGCAGCTGGCAGGTATCTCCTGATAGCAGTGCGCTGCACATGGATGGACAGGCTGGCATTGAGTGAGCTGGCCAGCACAGTGCCACCCTCTGGTGGGATGATGGACAGGTCCACTCCATTGCTACGGGCCCAGGCCAGCACTGCTGGTGTCCGACCACAGGCCACAGCTGCTGCCACCTGTGCACCCAGCTCTGTTTTGCCTGCACCGTTCCCACCAGCTGCCAGGGTTGCATCCTCACCTGGCTGCATCAGCACCAGCCTCTGGCTGCTCAGGGGTGGTGGGTTGTGCCATAGCCCAGCATATGCCAGGGGGTGCTCAGTCCTGCCACGTTCCCAGTCACCCAGGGCACCCACAGCTCCTGCACTCAGGCTGGCCATGGTCATGCCCCCTCATCAGTGTAGGATGCCTCCAGCACCTTTGTGGGAGTCTCACCTGCCAGCTCCAGCAGTCTCACTGCCTCTGGATAATACTGGACAATGGCCTGGGCCTGGCTCACTGGGTCCAGCTGCTCCACAGTGTGCTGCACATGCACCTGCATGGGTGCCTCATACCCCATGGCCCTGGCCTCCAATGCCATCAGCCTGCTCAGTGCAATGGTCTGTTTGTCCTTGCGTGCTTGGTGCTGGGCCATCCTCAGCCTCTGCAGCCAGTCAGCTTTTGACTCATCCTGTTTGGTGAGTCTGGCATCCTCAGCCCACCTCTCTCTCACCACCCTGGCATCCTCTCTGATTTGTCTCTCACTGACACCACTCCTCTCAGCCAGCTGGCCCTGGGTGTCAAGGGTCCAGGGGTAGGTCAGCAGGGCATGCTCCACCTCCCTGAGCCTCAGCTCAATCTCTCTCCTGGTCCTCCTGGGCATCTCAGTCTCCTCTGCTTGGTGGCAGTATATACCGCCATCAGCCTATTGGAAAGCCCTGCCCTGGATGTGGACAGCCCAGCCCTGCCAGGCGGTAGGAGACACCAATGCCCTTGGTGACATGCCTGACAGGGTGGGGGGTCCTATGGCCTCTTGACAGGTTTGGCCCAGCCACTGGGTGTGGTGTGCTTGGCCTGCTTTGCCCTGTCACTCATGGCCTGTATTTGGTCAGGGGTATACCTCTGTGCAGTGGTGAGGTGTGGGTGGGTGGGTGTGCTGTAGTGGACAGCCTCTGTCCAGGGCTTTGACTCCCAGCTGGTCACCACATCCTGCCAGGCTGGTGCTGCTCCCATTGCATACCTGGCACCCCTTGAGCAGTCACATGCAGCCACACAGGTGGTGACTCTCAGGCGCTCCTGCTTGTCATAGTAGTGCCTGGCCATCTCTCTCCACCCTGTTGAGTCACATGCAGGGCACCCTGCCAGCTGCACATGCTTGGTGGTTGTGGGGTCTGCATCTATCAGCTCCAGCAGCCTGGCCAGGTTAGGTGGTGTTCGTTTCGTTTTGCACCAGGCCTCTGTGCCTTTCACCAGGTCCTTGTCACTGATAGCTGCCAGGCCTCTGGCCCACAGCTTGAGTGTGTCATCCACCCACCTGTCTGCTTTATTGTAGTTGTTTGCAAATGCCTGAAGCGAGCGTTTGACCACCATGGGTGATGCCATCCTGTCCTCCTATCCTTGTGTATTTATCAGGTTGCCCTGCTCATCGAAGTCATCATCTGTGTACCACTCTGCACCCATCTGGTCAGCTCCTGGGGTCCAGGTGTCAGCTCTGTCCATGTAGTCTCTGAGCTTGCCAGCTCTCAAAAAGGTGGAGACCCCATATCCTCCATCTCTCAAAAACCTGGCACGCTGGTCATCAGACTGCCACCACCAGCTCCAGCAGTGCACCACCCTCTCCACACCATGCTCACTCACCCTGGCCCTCAGCTGCTCTCTCCGCTTGCCCAGCTTGGCTGGCTTGGCCCCTGCCACTGCCTGCACCCTCACCAGCTCCATCCTGGTCCATAAGCCCTCCAGGTCCACCTGCTTGGCCTTGGTGGGCTGGCCCCCTTTTTGTATGGGTGGCCCGATTGCCAACGGGGGGGACCCACCACCAGCTCCAGCTGCCTCAACCAAGGGGCCAGCTGCTGGTGCTATCTGCTCAATGTCCTCACCTATTATTGATAGATGGTGTACTTGTGGTGTGCTTGTGCTTTTAATACCGCGCGCGTGATGGCTGGTATCTGGCTGTCTGCTGGCTGGTATCTGGCTGTCATAGACTGCCAAACCATTGATATTGCTGGCATCAGGTGGCCAGCTGGCATCTGTGTGGACTGGCTGGTGCCACTCATCAGCAAATGCCTTGACCTGGCTGACCAGCTGAGTGCTGTGCCACCTGGTCCAGCCACAGTGCTCTGCCAGCTTGCGTGCACTGATGGGCACACCTGCCAGCCTCCTGTCCAGGGCTATCATGTAGCCCACTGCATCAGGTGCTGGGTGGCCCTTTGTCCACCTGTGCATCAGCAGGTCCTGTATCAATGCCTGGGGCACTGGTCTCCAAAATATCACGGGGTTCGTCCTTGGTTGTTTGGTTGAGGTGGGTGGCAAAGCCCACAGGTATGTACACTCTGATGGATGACTGGGGCCTCTGGCCCAGGGCAGCATACACTGCCTCAGCTCTCAGGCATTGGACCTGGGAGTCATCACCCCAGATGCCACTATGGTTAAGCCCATCCAGAATGGCCTTGACATGATTGTCCAGGTCTCCATGGGTCTTGACACATTTGGGCAGCTGGCCTGGTGCTGTGGCCAGGCGCTGGGGCCTGGGGTACTGGGCCAGCACATCCACCCTGACAGGCACCCCAGCTGGTGCCAGCTTGACACCCTTGGCCACTGCAGCTGCATGCCAGGCCACTGACCTCTCATACTGCTTGGTGGCTGTGTCTGTGTATGTGGTCATGTGACCACCTGGCAGCCTCCTCACACGCACTCTGCCCTTTGCCCTGGGTATGCCTGGCACATTAAAGCTCAGGGCCTCTGTCCAGGTGGGCATTTGATGGGTGATGTGCTTGGGTACTTTCATGGCTGGCCTTCTGCTGTTATGGTGGGGCTGGGCAGTCTCTGGCTGTCCTCCTGTGTGGGCCCATCCAGTCCTCTGCCTTTTGACTGGGTGGGCCCTTTACAGTTTACAGTCTACTTAAATATGACACTTAGACTGTCCAGCAGCAGAGCACCAGAGACCTCCTGGCCACCTTTGATGGCAGCTGTGATGGCCCTTTTGTCAATGCTGGGTTTGTGCACCACCCAGTCAGAGCTGATGTGCTCCTCTACAAAGGCATCAGGGTCACCTATCTCCAGGCTTTTGCCTTTGCGTAGATAGACAATTCCAGCATCTGTCTCCAGCTTGCGGCCATCATCCTCACCCAGCAGCTCACACCTGGCCTCAAGCACCAGCTGGGCATGCTGTTTGATACGCTTGGCAATGCCCTCCAGCATCCTGGCCCTGCCCTGCAGCCTCTGCACCTCTGCCCTGTAGAGCTTGGCCTGGTTGACAAACTGGTCAATGGCATACCTGTGCCTGTCCAGTTTGTCCTCACTGCCTGAGAGAAAGCCACCTATGGCCTCCTCAAGCTCATCATCTGTGATGCCCTCACGGGCCTCCAGCTCAAAGCATAGGGCCTGGGCATTTCGGTAAAGCTCCAGGCTTGTCACGTTGTTTGGTTTTGCTGTCATGTTGTTTGTCCTCCTGTGTTGTTGGACTGATTAAAATGGTAGGTCATCCATTGCATGCTGGTCATGGTCATAGTGGCCATCAGCATCTCTGCCATCTGCCACTATCCTGTCACCCATGTCTGCCAGTGACTGTGGGATGCCTGGCCCAGCCTCCCATATGACTGCATCACACCCTGCACGGTCCTTGCATTTGTATGCAGGTACAGGCTTTTTCTGTCGCGTACCAGCCTCACACTCAGCCTGCTGCTGCTTGCGTTGTGCCACATTATCGAACATGGGCCCATTGCAGCTGGGGCAGGCAGGCCCTGCACCTATGAGTGCATTGACAAAGCCATCACCACTGCCACCCTGCTGAGCTGGTGCCTGAGCTGGTGCCTGAGCTGGTGCCTGGGCTGAAGCTCGAACCGGTTGAGCTGCAGCTGGTGCCTGAGCCTTGGCCCTTTGCCTTGGTGGTGCTGATGGTCTGGTGGTGGTGTTGTCGCGTGCACTGTCATCCATGCCCACCCCTGACTCATCACCCCTGGGCACCATCAGCAGGTCTCTCAGTAGGTAGCTGAGGCAGGCTGTGTGAGCACCTGCCAGTGCTTTGTCCAGTGGTCTGCCTCTGCCTGGGATAGCTGCCCACCCTCTGGTCATCTCTCTCTGCTCAGGGTCCTTGGTGCCTGTATCGAAAAGCAGAGTGTATGTGGTCTCCAGCATGCAGCTCTCTCCATGCTCACTGCTGGCAAAGGGCACCACACTGCTGCAGCCAGCTGTGAGCACCAGGCCATGGGCATGCAGGGCCTGCCTGCTGTGCTCAATCATGGCCTCTGCACTCACATAGTCATATCTCTGGTGGTCGTTGCGTCCATCCTTGGCAATGGAGCCAGCTGACTGCTGAGCAGCCAGCAGAGCACCTGCCAGGGTCTTTGGTTTTTGTTTTGCTGTCATGTTGTTTGTCCTCCTGTGGACGTTGTTGTGGCTTGTCATTTTACCAGGTCAGCCAGCTGCCACAGCCAGCTCACCATTTTGTATGCACCAAATAATGCACACACTCCAAAAGCAGTGAGCACAGCCTGGGGTGGCTGGGCCACTGTCTCACCCTCATCAGCTGCCTTGGCTGCCTTGGCTGCCTTGCACAGCTCACCATCAGCCCAGGCCAGAGCCCCATTGACCTGTGGGTCAGGGCACCCATCCAGGCGCTCCATGAGCCCACCCAGCACCTGCCAGGCTGGAGCTGAGTGACCAGTAAGCTGCAGCTCACGCCGCAATGCCTCCAGGTCCATTGGCTCCATCCTGCCACTTGAGTGCAGTGCCCACAGTGTGACTCTCTCATCTCTCATGGTGTCACTCTCCTACTGCCAGAGGCCTAGGGTGTCCCACTGCATGGCCCATCAGCTCCAAAAACTGCAGCAGGGCCACTGCATTGACTGTGTTGGTGTTGAGTTTGTCCTCAAGATAAGTGTGGTGCAGGTAAATATCACCAAACACCATGCAGGTCATTGCACCACCCATGAAGTCATTGAGCCAGCACAGCACAAACTCCTCACCCAGCTCACTGCCTCTGCCCCTGCAGCCATACAACAGCTCATATGGGGATGGGTTGTCACCTCCTGGCCTCCAGTCATAGCGGTCCAGCCACTCACCCTGGGTGGCATTTGTCATGCACCTGGGCCCTGTCTCTGGCTCACCATATGGGGCCCTCAGTCTGTCATCATGTTGCACTTTGTCTGCCATCTCTCTGTCCTCCTGTGTTGTTTTATCTAACCAGCTGCCACCATGGAAGCTGGTCACCCTCTGCCCTCTGCTGCATTTTGTGCAGCCACTATATCAGCACTGGGCAGCCTCTCACCACCCAGCTGCTCATGCCCTGCACGCATACACATGCGGGCCATCTGTGCCTTTGTCCGACGCTGATTCCTTGCCAGCTGGCACAGCTCACGGTCCTGCTCCTCTGTCATGTAGACAGTCAGCTTGACGCTCAAGGCATCAGCTGGTGGCTTTGGTGGCCTGCCAGCTCTCCTGCTCAGGTCTGCACCTGCCACTGCCTGGTACACCCCAGCTGACCTGCCTGAGCTGGTGGGCCTCCTGGCCTCAGTCCGGTACACAGCACCCATCCTCTCCAGCTCTCTCCTCCTGGCTGTGACTGTCCGATGGGGCAGGCCTATGACATGCACCACCTCATCATCAGTGGCACCATGGGCACCTCTGCCCAGGATGGCCCTGTACACCTTGTGTCTCAGGGTGGGTGCTATGTGCTCCATGCTCTCAGCTGCTGCCCTGCTTGTGTCACTGCCTCTCACATATGGCAGGCTGGTCTGGTTTTTGTCCATCTGTCTGTCCTCCTAAAAGGGTTTTTCAATAGGGTTTGATTCGGGCCATGGGTCTGGCATAGGTGGTGGCTTGTGCATAGCTTTATCCACAGCCTCCTCCTGCTCCTGCTCAGTCAGCCTCTCAGATGACTCCACCACATACCCCTCAGCAGGGTCTGCCTGCTCCCACCAGGTGGCAGCTCTGCCTCTGGTTAGGTCCACCTCCACCTCAATCTCCACCTCTCTGGTGATGTACACAGTGTGTCTCTCACCCATGGCCCACCTCCACCACCAGCTGGCTGTTTTTGCTGGCACACCAGTGGTCATACACTGCCTGCCTCTCATCCAGAGTGAGCCACACAGCACCCATCCTCTGGTCACAGAGAGTGCCCAGGCCCAGGCGCTTGGCTGCCTGGCCATAGCTGGTGCCATACTGGTACTCCAGCACCCAGGTTTCGGGGTCCTCTGTTTTGCCACGTTTCCTGAGTCTGTTGGGTCTGCTGTCACCCACCCTGGCACTTGACCTGGCAGCTGGTGGCTCTGGCTCTGGAGCTGGAGCTGCAGCTGGCTGTGACCACTCAGCTGGCACGCTGTCCACCTCAGACCAGTAGTGGTCTCTGATGTGCTCCAGTAGGGTCTCAAAGTCCCAGTCAGCTGGGTCTGTGTTTGACTGTGGCACCACTGTGGTGATGGTCACACGGTATGTGGTTGGTGTACTGCCCTGTGGGGCCTCGAATGGTCCTGACATGATTGTCCTCCTGTGGACGTTGTTGTGGCCTTAAATGGCCATGAGTAAAAAGAGGAACCCAACACATATGAGCCCTCCAAGAATGTCACTGGTGTCCAGCTTGTGCTCTGGTGTCATGCTGCACCTGCTGCAGCCATGCCCTGCTGGGCCTTGAGCTGAGCCACCTGTGCTGCCATGAGCTTTGCAGCTGCAGCCATCTCCTCCTGTGTCATGCCCAGCCACACCTTGTGCCTGGTGTGGAAGTGCATGCCCCACTCCTCATCTGCCCAGGGCTGTGACCTGTCCATCTGGACACCTCTGACCCAGCTGGTCAGGCTGTCCTCAGCTCTGAGGTTGAGGTGCTTGGCACCATCCCAGCTGAGCTGCACAAACCCCTCATAGATGCACTGCTCAGCAGTCTCATCATCCTCATAGGTGTTGTCATCCATGGACTGCTCCAGCTGCTGCAGCACCTCTGCCTCAGCTGGGGTGTCAATGCCGAAGGTGTACTCACCACTCTCACCCAGTGAGGCCATGACATGCTCAGCACCCAGTGCCTTGAGTGCAGCACTGGCTGCCTCATACACTGCAGCACCTTGCTTGTGGTTGCCACGCTGCCAGTCAGCTGCATCATCTGAGTCATAAGCGTTGCCAGTGTAGAGCACAGCTGTGAGCAGCCTGACCAGCAGGTCCTTGTCATCAATGTTCTCAGGGTGCTGGGTGGGGTTGTCGAGCCAGTTGAGTTTGGTTTGCCAGTTGTTTTGCATCGTGTCCTCCTGTGTGATGGACTGCTGAGTGAGTCAGTTCCCCTCCAGCAGCCGCAACAATAGCACAGTTGAGCACCGTTGCAAACTGTGTGCACATAGACCATACAGCAGCTCTGCACATTTTTGCTCATCAGCTGGAGCTGACCAGTGTGCATTTCTGCCTGACTATGCCTTTGAGCCCAGCCCATAGTTGTCACGGGCCCAGCCTGTGCCCTTGAGCGTAAAGCTGCCAGCTGACACCTGCCTGGTCATTGCTTTGCTGCAGCTGGTGCACTCAGGTGCTGGGTCTGTGTGCTTTTGCAGCACCTCCTGGTGCCTCTCACAGCTCTCACATTTGTACTCATAGATGGGCATGGCTATCTGTCTGCATCCTCAATGAGTGTGTAGGTAAAGCTGGGCCCATACAGCTCAGCTGAGCTGGTGCACAGATTAAAAAACCCATCAAAGTCTGCAGGGTCTGCAAACACCTGGCAGCCAGCTGACCACCTGCCCACCTCTGTGCTGCCTCCAGCTCTGCTGCTGGCTCTGTGGATATTGATTCCATAGTACCCCTCAGTGCCAAACTGCTCACGGTCCACATCGATGGTGGCATTGA